TACCATTATAATTGCCAAAAGAATCAAGCGAAGCCATCGTGGGGCCACCCCTGCGGTGGCTTTTCTTATGCCCGGAAGGAGGTGGAATGGTGCCCACAAAGCCAAAGCGCCCCTGTTCGTACCCCGGCTGTCCCAAGCTGACGGACGGCAGGTTCTGCGAGGAGCACGCCAAGGCGGAAGCTAAACGCTACGAGAAGTACGACCGTGACCCGGCTGTACGCCGTAGGTATGGCCGCGCCTGGAAGCGCATCCGCGACCGGTACATCCAGGAGCACCCGCTGTGCGAGCTGTGCCAGCGGGATGGCAGGCTGACTCCCGCTGAGGAGGTGCATCACAAGGTACCTCTTTCCGAGGGTGGCACACACGCACGGGACAACCTCGTTGCCCTCTGTAAATCCTGTCACGCCAGAATCCACGCCCAACGCGGGGATCGCTGGCACAGAAAAAATGGAGACCACCCCGAAGGGTAGTCTCCAATATGGCGGAGCGGGCAGGATTCGAACCTGCTATGGGCACTTGTTAAGGTTTCTCACATTTCCCCTGCGGAGTCCACAGTTACAACGAGGCCACTCCGTGCGCGCCGCATACCACCGTGTTATACCCGTTTACCATCGCGAGTTCCCCCTTTAAACTTCCAATAGCAATTGCTGTTTGAATTACCGTCAAGAAGAGTGAAACTGTGTCGACTGGGACTCCGTTGAGCAGGGACATGATTGTCACCATAACCAACTAATGTTACAAACATAGTATAGCACAAAACTGACGGTAGGGGAATAAAAATCTCTACAGCCTGTGGGCCGTGCAACGGGCTGGGGGTCTCGCGCACAAAATCGCGGTTTCAAAGGGGGTATATACCCCAGGCCGAGAAAGGAGGTAGCCTGTGGCCAAAGACGGTACCAACCGCGGCGGTGCCCGTGCTGGTGCCGGCGCAAAGAAGAAGCCCCTCGTAGACAAGATCGCCGAGGGCAATCCCGGCAGAAGGAAGCTGACTGTCATCGACTTTCAGGACACAGCCGATTTAGAAGGTCAGCCCATGCCGAAACCGTCAGCCATGCTGTCCGCCACCCAGAAGGATGGCAAGACGCTGGTCGCCGCCGAGGTCTATGAAAAGACCTGGACCTGGCTGGCGGAGCGGGGCTGCGCCGCTCTCGTTTCCCCGCAGCTATTGGAGCGATACGCCATGAGCGTGGCCCGCTGGATACAGTGTGAGGAGGCCATCACCGAGTACGGGTTCCTCGCCAAGCACCCCACCACGGGGAACGCCATTCAAAGCCCCTATGTGGCGATGAGTCAGAACTTCATGTCCCAGACCAACCGCCTGTGGATGGAGATCTACCAAATCGTCAAGGAGAACTGTTCCAGCGAGTATGGCGGGGCCACGCCCCAGGACGATGTGATGGAGCGGCTGCTGTCCGCTCGGAAAGGAAACTGATATGACAAAATACAAAACGGCTGAGAGCGTGCGGCGCGGCCACCCAGACAAGCTGTGCGACCTGATCGCCGACAGCATTCTGGACGAGTGCCTGCGGCACGACCGCTATTCCCGCTGCGCCTGTGAGGTCATGGCCACCAAGGGAAAAATCTTCGTCTGCGGGGAGATCACCTGCGCGGCGAAGATCAACATCCGCTCGGTGGTCCGGGAAGTCCTCCGCAAGGTGGGCTACAACCCCATGAAATTCATCGTGTTCGTCTATGTTCACCGGCAGAGTCCCGACATTGCCGGCGGTGTGGATTCCGCGCTGGAAGTGCGGGACGGTAGCAGCGAGGATGTGTTCGCATCCACCGGCGCTGGCGACCAGGGCACCGTGTACGGTTACGCCACCAGGGAGACCTGGACCCGTCTGCCCGTCCCGGTGGTCTTCGCGAATGAAATCTGCAAAGGACTGGATGACGCCATGCACGATGGGACCATCCGTGGCGTCGGCCCTGATGGCAAGGCCCAGGTGACCGTGGCCTATGAGGATGGGAAACCCGTGAGCGCCAAGAACATCGTGGTGTCCGTCCAGCACGATGCGGACAAGGATCTGGAGGAGCTTCGCCGGGAGATCATCTCGGAGGTTCTGTATCCCATTCTGGATCGTTTCGACTTCCCCAAGGATGTGGAGATCCTCATCAACCCCTCCGGCAGGTTTGTGGAGGGCGGTCCCGCCGCCGACACCGGACTGACCGGCAGGAAGCTGATGGTGGACACCTACGGCGGTCTTGCTGCCCATGGCGGCGGAGCCTTCTCCGGGAAGGACCCCACCAAGGTGGACCGCAGCGCCGCATACATGGCCAGAGCTATCGCCCGGAACGTGGTGGGCGCGTAGCTGGCGGAGGAATGCCAGGTGTCCATCTCCTATGCCATCGGCAAGGCGGAACCCACCGCTGTGGAGATCGACACCTTTGGCACAGCCAGGGTGGACGAGGATGTGATTCGGCTGGCGGTGCTGGATGTGTTCGATCTGCGGCCCGCCGCCATTATGTCCCTGCTGCATCTCCGCGCTCCCATCTACGCCGACACCGCCGCCTACGGACACTTCAACGGCTACAAGTTCAGCTGGGAGAACCTCGACAAGACTGAGGAACTGAGAAAGGCGGTGGAAAAGTATGCTGATTGAACGTAAACACACCGCCGACCTCATCCCCGCCGACTACAATCCCCGCAAAGACTTAAAGCCCGGCGACCCGGAATACGACAAGCTGAAACGCTCCATGGAGCAGTTCGGCTATGTAGAGCCGGTGATCTGGAACAAGTCCACCGGACGGGTGGTGGGCGGTCATCAGCGGCTGAAGGTGCTCATGGACATGGGCGTCACCGAGGTGGAGTGTGTGGTGGTGGAGATGGATGAGGAACGGGAAAAAGCTCTCAACATCGCCCTCAACAAAATCTCCGGCGATTGGGACAAGGACAAGCTGATGCTCCTTATCTCCGACCTGCAGGGCGCCGATTTTGATGTATCCCTCACCGGCTTTGACCCAGCCGAAATTGATGACCTCTTCAAGGATAGCTTGAAAGATGGGGTGAAGGATGACGAGTTCGATGTGGACGCCGAGCTGCAGAAGCCTACCATCACCAAAGCCAGGGATGTGTGGACGTTGGGGCGGCACCGGCTTGTCTGCGGGGACAGCACCAAGCCGGAGACCTTCGCCCTGCTGATGGAGGGCTTGAAGTCCAACCTGGTCATCACCGACCCGCCCTACAATGTCAACTACGAGGGCGGCGCCGGGAAGATCAAGAATGACAACATGGAGAACGCCGCCTTCTATAATTTCCTGCTGGCGACGTTTCAGAATACAGAGGAAGCCATGGCGGACGATGCCTCCATCTATGTGTTCCATGCGGACACTGAGGGGCTGAACTTCCGAAAGGCGTTCTCTGACGCCGGCTTCTACCTCTCCGGGACGTGCATCTGGAAGAAGCAGTCCCTGGTACTGGGCCGCTCGCCCTACCAGTGGCAGCATGAGCCGATCCTCTTCGGCTGGAAGAAGAAAGGCAGACACCAGTGGTACACCGGGCGGAAAGAGTCCACCATCTGGGAGTTCGATAAGCCCAAGAAGAACAAGGACCACCCCACCATGAAGCCCATCCCGCTCCTGGCCTATCCAATTCTCAACTCCTCCATGAGCAACGCCATTGTGCTGGACCCCTTCGGCGGTTCCGGCAGCACCCTCATCGCCTGTGAGCAAACCGACCGCATCTGCCGCACCATCGAACTGGATGAAAAGTTCTGCGATGTCATCGTGAAGCGGTACATCGAGCAGGTGGGCAATGCGGACGGTGTATCCCTCCAGCGGGACGGCTTGACCTACCGCTATGAGGAGGTGGCTGGGGACGATGCGGAAGACATCCCGCTGTTCTGAGGAGGCGCCCATGGAATTGAATACAGCTTTGACCCTCGGTAGTCTTTTCGATGGCTCCGGGGGTTTTCCTTTGGGCGGTCTGCTCTGCGGGATCACCCCGGTGTGGGCTTCAGAGATCGAGCCGTTCCCCATCCGGGTGACCACAAAGCGGCTTCCCTTTATGAAACACTACGGCGACATCTCCCAGATGGATGGCGGGAAGATCGAGCCGGTGGACATCATCACCTTCGGCTCCCCCTGTACCGACATGAGCATCGCCGGACGGAGGGCCGGCCTGGACGGGAAGCAATCCGTCCTCTTTTACCAGGCCATCCGCATCATTCAGGAAATGAGGGATGCCACCCATGGCAAATATCCAAGATACATCGTATGGGAGAACGTCCCCGGCGCGTTCAGCTCCAATCACGGAGAGGACTTCAAGGCCGTCCTCGAAGCGGTCATCGGGATCAAGGAGCCGGGCGCCCAGGTGCCTATGCCTGAAAAAAACCTCTGGCCCTACGCCGACCTGTACATGGGAGAGCAGTGGAGCGTTGCGTACCGCACTCTTGACGCGCAACACTGGGGAGTCCCCCAGCGAAGACGCCGCATCTTCCTTGTCGCAGATTTTGCAGGCTGGGGTGCCGGACAAGTACTATTTGAGTCCGAAGGCCTGTCAGGGTATTCTGCGGAGGGCTTCCGTGCGTGGCAAAGAGCTGCCAGAAATCCTGCGGCTGGCTCTGGAGCGGCAGGCATCTGCCTGAACGACCAGGGCGGGAGCTGCATGGACGTGTCCAGCGAAGTCGCCGCCACGCTCCGGGCGGAACACCATGGGCATCTGCCCTGTGTGCTGGACGCCGCTGGCTTCTGCACCGAACACTCGGCGGACAGCCGGGGTATCGGTTTTGAGCCGGAGCGCGCCCCTACGCTTCGGGCCGGCGTGGTTCCTGCTGCTATTGCGCTGGAGAGCCACCCCATCGACAGCCGAATCAAAATCGCCGATGACGGTACCGTTCAGACGCTGACCTCCCGCATGGGGACAGGCGGGATGAATGTGCCCTTGGTGATGAAGATCCGCTCCGGCTGCGAGGGAGGCGGGAAAGGGCCGCTCATCCAGGAGGACAAGTCCGCTACGCTGGGTTGCAACAACGACCAGGCCCTCTTCGAGCCTGTGGCCTTTGGCATCTCCTCCGACCAGTCCAAGGCCATGCTCTCCAGCAATCCCCACGCTGGGATCTACAAAGCGCGGACATCCCGTACTCTGGATACCAGCGGCGGGAACCCAGGCTGCAATCAAGGCGGGATTGCCGTGGTTTACGCTATGACCACCGGAAGCTATGCCCAGGTCGAAAAAGAAACTTCTCCTACACTCATGGCACGGGACTACAAAGACCCCACCGCTGTGAACAGCGGCTACACCGTGCGGCGGCTGACACCCACCGAGTGCGCCCGGCTGCAGGGTTTCCCGGACTGGTGGTGCGCTGGCTTGGAAACCCCGGAGCCGACCAGGGAGGACATCGCGTTCTGGACGGAGGTCTGGGAGACACACCGAAGAGCCGTGAATCCCTCCGTGAAGCCCAAGACGGAGCGGCAGATCGTCAAATGGCTGAAAGCCCCTTACTCCGATGCGGCGGAATACAAGATGTGGGGCAACGGCGTGGCGCTGCCCTGCGTCTGGTTCGTCCTCTCCGGCATTGTGTTCAGTACACAATTATCTCCCGCATAATTCTACAATCCCAGGTTTCTATTTGACTTGATATTTGGGGGCCGCAGAGCGAATATGTGACTACCAAAAATCAAGGAGGAACGAGAAATGACCCTGCGATACAACCTGACCGGTGCCGACCGCAAGCGGCTGGTGACCGCTATCAGCGAGATCACCGGCGCTCCTGCTAAATACCTGGGCGCGCCCAGCTTCGCCTACCAGGTGGACTACTTCACCATCGACCGCAATGGCGGCGTCGCCTTTGATGACCGGGCCGACAGCGAGGAGATCAAAAACCTCATCGAAACGCTGGACAGCCAGGGCTTCACCGCCGAGCCGCAGGAGGTCGAGGTATCCGAGACTGTAGAGCCGTCTCCCGCCGAGGTGGACGGGCTGTGCATCTCCATGCCAGCCAGCCTGTTCTCTGAAGCGGCGCTGCAAAACCTCAAGGATATCACGGCGGCGAAGGGCAGCCTGATCCGCAAAGCCCTTGGGGTGGAGGAGCTACCCATTGAAGTCGGTGAGACGAAGGTCTCCTTTCCCTGGTTTGCCGGGACGCCCACGCCGGAGGAGGTCAAGGCCTATGACCACTTCATCTGCGCCCTGTGCGAGATGGCCAGGAACCAGAAGCGCATCACCGCCAAGGAGCGGGATACCGGGAATGACAAATACGCCTTCCGCTGCTTCCTCCGATTGGGCTTCATCGGCCCGGAGTACAAACAGGAGCGCAAGATTCTCCTACGGAATCTGACCGGCAGCTCCGCTTTCAAGGCGGTACCCCAGAAGGAGGTGGCGGACGATGCGGCTTCCGAGTAAAGAAACGCTGACGCTCCTCCGCTCCCGCTACCCCAAGGGCGCACGGGTGGAACTCATCCGCATGGATGATCCCCAGGCTCCGCCTATTGGGACGAAAGGCACGGTGCTGGGTGTGGACGATATGGGGAGCATCCTGGTAGCATGGGACAACGGCAGCGGCCTGAACGTGGTCTATGGGGAGGACATTGTGAGAAAGGTGGGTGACCGCCGTGCCGAATAA